ACTGCCTGCAGTCGTTACACCTCGTCTCTCGCTTCGGGAGACGACGGTGCATCGAACACGTCGTCAACTGTAACGCCGTCGCACGGCGTGAAGCGGAACACGAAGGTGCCGTATCAGGGTTGCAGCCTCGTTCAAACAGCGCGTGCTCGCCTGGCCCCTGCTCGTGTGGCAAGCACGCATCTGACAAGACTGAGGCGCGTGAGGCACGCGCTGAGTACCGCTTCGAGTCGCGGGAGGCAGCGGCCAACGCTGCTGAGGAACTGGACTGTGCGGACGCTGAGGCCGTCGAGGACTACACGCACAGTCACGAGAAAGACAACGGTGTAACTGTGTATATGCCGTGTGCGAGCCACGGCGAGTTCCGTGAGCAGTTTGATGCCAAGTTCGGTGACGAGTACCAGTACGATGACGAGGACGGGAACGCGTCCACCGAGGGCGAAGCCGCGGACATCGACATTAACGAGCAGCAGATAGAGTCCATCAAAACCATCCGCGAGGAGCACAATGAGATGGACAAGTCTGAACACAGCCCGAACCTATCGACGCTTAAGAAGGTCTACAAGCGCGGGGCTGGAGCGTACAACACGGGCCACGCTCCTGGTGCCACCATGCAGCAGTGGGCGCTCGCTCGCGTCAAAGAGTTTCTCAAAGACCTGCGAAACGGCAACGAATTGAACAGTGGTGCTGACAACGACCTGGCCCCGGATGGGTACAGCACGGACAGCGCCAACCAGTTCCGCCTCGTCGTGGACGCGGAGAGTGTTGATGACCTCGACCTCTCCCCGCCTGACAAAGTGGTGAACGCGGTCGAGGCGGGGATGGCGGCCAAAGAGGAGTACGCCGACGACATCGGTGACTGCGGCACGGGTGTCGGCGAGGCGATGGGCGAGAAGATTGTCAACGACGAGTTGACGCCAGAGATTCTTGCGACAGGCGGTGACGTGGCCTCGAACTCTCCGTCCACGTACCTGCAGAGCCACGAGGACGACGTATCTGCCGATGGCCCGCCAACGTCGTGGTCCGAAGCGGACTGGACAGAAAACGGCTGTGGCGAGGTGCAACAGGCGCTGTGGGGCTTCTATGTTGACTGGTTCGAGCGCAAGGCGAACCACGTCGAGGAGATACGCAACGAGAGTGGCGAGCACGCATCTGACAGTATCGGCCAGTCTGGCCGCGTGGCCACGGATAGGCCCACGGAGGATAGACACTGGACTGATTACGGCAAAGTGTCTGTCAGCCACCAGACTGGCACGGACGCAGTGACCGTCGATATGGCCGCGGCACCTGCTGACTTCTATGTCGCTATCCACGATGATGGCGACCAGTACGTGCGCCAGAACATATCCGCAGGCGAGCAGTTGGGTCGAGCAGGCCCGATGGCCGCATACGGTGACCACGGGCGCATGGAGGTGCCGCTCGACGAGCCGATAGCCGAGGCACGTACCATCTACGCCGTGCTGTACTACGCCGACTCGACGGGTGACATGGATGCTCCCATCGAGTCACAGCAGGGCTTCATCTTCGACAGCGCCACGCTGATGCCAGACGAGTCGACGCGGCGGTCCATCTTCGACAGTGACGCTGAGTCACGTACGGTGGCAGGCGTCACGTTCACGGGGCTGATGGGCGGGGACTTGAATGAAAGCGAGATACCAAACGACGACTACGAGGCACATTACCTGTACCCTGGTGACACGAAAAGTGACTCGTCGTACCCCGTGGTCGACGCAGACGGCAACCTACGCCGCGGCAATGTAGACGCCGCCCACCAACTTGGTGCGCGTGGTGGCGTCGACGCGGACGAGCATGACCAGAAGTTGATGCGTCTCAACGAGGTATTCGCTGAAGCAGCAGACTATAGCGCACCGATTGACACTGACACAACAATGACCGATAATAAAGATGGGGCGGCACTTTCCGTGTCGGACCTCACTGTTGACGCACTGGCAGACAAGCACGAAGGTGTGAGCGAGCTTCGCTCTGAGGCAGACGAGCTTGAAGCAAAGCTCGATGCCGCGACAGACACCGTCGAGTCTCTCAAGGAGGAGTTGGCCGAGTATCGTGAAGAGGAGAAGGCCGCGCTTGTGGATGACATCACGGACCTGGCAGACACCTGGGAGCGAGCAGACCTCCTCGAACTCGACATGGACGAACTGGAGGCCCGACACGACCTCGCCACCGACATGGCTGCCAGTGTGAGCGGCAGCGGGGCAGGCAACGAGGTCGAGACGGACGACGCTACCGAGGAGACAGGTGGCAGTGACTACGAGGTCGGCGAAGTGTTCGACCTGTCTGACACGGCGTAAGCACATAACTGAGGTACACATACATGGCAAGTGAAATTTACGTGAAGGAAGTTGAGGCATCACCTGAAAACGCTGTTGAGGCCGCGTCCGTACTGGACGAGGGCGTCCTCGTGACCACTGTTCCGGGTGGCGCGGTGGACGTTCCCGATGTGACGGCGGGTGACGAAGTGGTCGGCATTGTCCCGCACAGGATGCGTGGCCCGCAGCTTCGAGAAGATGACGAGGACTACTCGCCCGTGCAGTACGAGGTCGGCGAGGGGCCTGTCCCGTTTTACGGGCTGCACGAGGGCATGAAGCTCACGCGGCAGGCGCTGGACGCCGCGGAGGAACTGCAGGTCTACGACGAGGTGGCACTCGACGCCAACCTCGACGCAGTGCCAGCGGGGTCGGCCGCCGCTGAAACCAATGCACTCGGCAAGGCGCTTCACTACGCTGACGCGGGTGAGGGCGTCTCTGTCCGCATCGGGCTGTAGCATGAGCAAGCACGATATTCCTGCCCTGGACTCCGTCCACAACGGCGAGGAGAAGATGGGGATGGACATGATGCAGCGCGGTGAGAGCGAAGATGAAAAGGAAAGCGAAAGCGGGAGTTACTAATGGCGTCGTCAACGCCCACATCTGTTCGGTCAGAGGACGACGACACCGTACTGTTCTCGGCGGACAAAGACGTGTTCGACCGCACGGACGACTACGGTGACGCGGGGCGCGCATAACACAACTTTACTACTATGCCTACGAGTAATCGCACGCAGCAGGAGGACACGACGGTATTCGAGCCAGAACAGGACGCAATGTTCGAGCGTCGGGACTTTGACAGGCCCGGAATACGGCGCGAACTGGCGGGCGTCAGCCCCATCGCGCTGGACGACTTGACCATTGAGCGAGATGACAAGACGTTTGTCGACCCCAGAACGATGGACCTACCGATGGGTCCCACGGGGCTCGGCGAGACGGGTGGCAGTGGTGTCGAGACACTTCGCATCGACGGCGAGGAGTGGAAGACACTGCGCTACGTCCACGGCTTCGAGTTCTTCGAGGAGGAGGGCGTCACCGACGCGGAAATGCAGCGCCGTGCATCGCTGGAGATGTTCGACTTCCTGGCGGACGCCAACTTCCTGAAGGGCATCGAGAACAACAAGACGGGACAGACGGTGCGACCTGGTGCCATCCAGAGCATGAAGGACGCCATCCCGAGCGAGCGCGTCATCGACTGCTCGCAGTTTGTTGGCACGGACACGGAAGTGGTCCCGGAGAACGTTGTCAACTTCGAGGCGTACAAGCGTATCAGCGGCGACCTGCTTTCACGAGATGACCCCAACTGGGACCTCATGCTCGGGCGACAGGAAGCCCTGGCACAGTTGAACAAGCTGCAGGACACTCAGTCGGCTGGTCGGATGACCTACCGCGAGGCCATCAACTCGGGCGAGGCCCGTGGTGGCGTCAACAGCGACGTGCTGATTCCGAACGAACTGGAACTCAGCGTCCTTCCCCGCGGCGAGGACATTAACGGTGTCCCGGAAAGCGAGGAGCTATCGGTCGACCTGACCACGGAACTCGACCCCGACGAACTGCTGCTCGTGCCCGACGCCGAGGTGCACCGCAACCGCGTCTTCCGCCTGAGCGAGATGCCCAGCCCGGAGACGTTCGGCCCGTACGACCAGCGTGGTGGGCGACAGGCCGTCGATTACGCGTGGCGATACAGCCACCAGTTCGACCCCGAGCAGCGGTACCCCGAGCTTCGTGACTACATCCGCCTGACGAACATCGACGCCATCTTCGACTAACCGCGCACTTGCAGTGCGAATAACGGTGCCGACACATATCTATGATACTTCAATCTGAACTTCCACTTCTTGACCAGTTCGGTCCTGAAGCCGCCCTGTTTCTGTTCGCTGGGTGGCTCGCGTGGGAAGTGTACGCGCCACGAATA